ACCGGGTGGAACCCGCCAACCAGATACGTCTTGCCGGCCGGGATCGTTGCGATCGGCATCTGAGCTGACGCCGGAATTGCGCCTTCCTTGGCGACCAACGGGCTGACCTGCTCGGTGAGGGTGATCGACGCACCGCCACCGTTGTTGACGACAAGCAAGTGCTGGCCGTTGTTCACCCACTGGACGCCGGTATTCGCACCAATCGGCGTTAGTGCCGCCGCCGTAACGTCGACACCCGCACGGCTGGACGCGACGGGGTTAAGGGCTAGGCGTGCCACCGGTTGCCTCCTCGTCTGCCTGGTTGATGAGTGTTACTCCCGCCGCTTCGGCGGAATCGAGTAGCGCCGAAGCCTGCTGCGGCGTGAACGACCGGTATTCATCGGCCACGACCGTGGCGTCGATTACCGCGAACTCGGAGATGCTCGGGTCATCGACCTTCAGCATGACGGCATCGGCGGGAGCATCCGGTGCAACTTCGATCAGCGGTGAACCAGCTGGAACGCCAGTCCCTCCGTCATCATGCACCGCCCCCGCGCTATCCACCGGAGGCGCCCCGGCCGGAGCAGCAGAAGACGCGGGGGCGGCAGTCTCTTCGGTCCATCCTTCGGATTCGGTCATAGTCCGACCACCATTCGATAGTTACTTACGTACTCGAAGCGATCGCCGTCATCCGGCGGCCCCAGCGGTGCCGGTGCACTGCCGATTCGATCGAGCGCTTGGAAGCGGGTACTTCCGATCAGCATCGGCAGTGGCGCACCCAGTAGCAACGCGTCGTACTGCTTAGCCATTATCTCCGGACCGCTCTGGTCATTCGCATCCCCGCGTATCCGTAGCTGGAAACTCTGATCGTCCAGCGACCCTTCGTCCAGCAGCCCGGCTCCACCGACAAAGGTAAACGTGGCCAGCACGGACGGCATCGGCGGAATGTACGGACCCCGATTGATTAGCTGCGCATCGAAGCCCAGCTGCAACAGGAAGCCGTTGAAGTCCTCCCACACCCACGCCACTACGCACCCCCGGGATGCCGTGGCGGCGCACCGGTGTGGTGCTCAACGTGGTGCCAAATGTACCCCAGCAGTGGACCCGGCAGCGGGATCAATCGGGCCTTCGCTCTCAGCTCTTCCTCGCTAAGCCGGCGGGCAAGTGGCGCACGATCGTAAACGGTGGAACCGTCCGAAGTGACGATCGGGTGTCCGGATCGGCGGAGATCGCCCCACAGTAGCGGTGCACGCTTCGCAACCCCGCCTTCACCGGCGAGATCTTCCATCGCGGAACGCATGCCACCGGTACCGCCATCCTCAAGGACCGTACGGGCGACTCGCTTGAGATAGTCGTCCCGGCTATCCATCAACGGTTGCGAGAGGTACTTGGCCTGTCCGCCTTGGGGGTGGTTCAGGTTAAGGTCTTCGTGCTGGCGCTGCGCGTACACCTGATCAACGACAACGGACCCGACAAGATCACCGCTCCCGACAATGCGGGAGAGCTCACTCATTCGTTCTCCGAAGTTACCGCTCATACCGAATCCTGCATCGCCGGGTCGGACTCCCATCCCGTTCCACGGGTTTCAATCTCCGTCCCGTCCGGACCACCGCTAGGACGAAGTACGAGACCGAAGTCCTCCTTGGTGAATGCCGTCGCGCCGTATAGCAACGGGTTAAACACCAGTGGTCTCGTCTCGGCCGGAACTGCATCCGTGACGGTCGGGGTGATGATGTCGATCTCGCTGTCACGAATCTGCTTCAGCGTAGCCGTGGCGTCCTGGTACAGCAGGTATACGGGGTCCTGCGCCGCCAGGTCCTTTCCCTTGCGATACGCGAGGGTACCGTAGTACGCTCCCAGCGCGAGAACGAGTCCTTTGAGCAGTGGCGGCACGTTGGTATCCGTGAACGCCTTACCCGTGGACGCGTCCACCACTGACTGACCACGCAATAGGTGCTGCGTCAGTTGGTCATCCGTGAGCTCGGCGCACGTTCCGGAGAAGTTACCGTCCGGTGCTACGGCCTCACGAATGTCGGCTGGAAGCGCATACGTCACTTGTCCGCGGCCTCCTCGTCCTTCTCTTCACCGAAGGCCGGTGTGGGCACGCGGGGGCGCCAGAGACGGTCGATCTCGTCCTTGGTCGCCTTCCGGACGGCCCCGCGATCCCGGAGTTCGGTTGCCACCGATCGCGGCATCTCCTGGACCGAATCGGCGTACAGCAGCTGACCGTTGAGTGGGACGTTGTGCAGCATGTACGCCTTGACCGTCGGGTCATCGACCTTCGCCGGTGTCGTCATTCCTCCTCCTACTCTGCCGGCAGCGTCGTGCCACCTGCTGGCGGTGCGGCCGTGGTAACACCGGTCAGCATGCACACGGCCTGCGGCTGGTCGACACCGATTGCCGATGCCCGCTGTACGTCGGAACGCCACGTCTTGCGTGGCTCATCCCGGTAAAGCGGACTCGCCGTGAGCGGAATCTCATCGCTGTAGAAGCCGAGGCGATTCCGTTGCATGACGAAGGCGGAACCGGCCGGGCACTGCCGGGAGACCAGAACGTCGAGGTTCATGATCTTGTTCGGCAGGAGGCCGGTGTACTGGATCGAATCGGTGGCCGCGTCGCCAATGTACGGCTTCGCGAAGTCCGCCGACTTGAAGATGGCCAGCTTGGCCGTGTGGTCGATGATCAGCGTGTCCGGTTCGAACCCGAAGAAGTTCTGGCCCTGGGCGTCGTACGCTGCGTTCTCGACCAGCCAGATCGCGTCCGAGATGTGCGTTCGGAGGATCCCCGCGCTGGATGGCGTCGGGTCACCGCCGAGCGCCTTCGTACCGTCCCACGCGTCCGATGATGCGATCGCGTACGTACTAGTGGACGGAATGTTCGCCACGAGCAAGGTGAAGAACGCCTGGTTCCAGTTCTTGACCATCGTGTTCTTGACCTGCGTGAGCTGCCGGTTCACGGGGTCCACGATCTGCCTCCGGCGCATCGCGTCGGACACCTGGATCGCCAGTGAGCGCTCATAGCTGTACGCCACGAGCAGTTCCCCGACCGCCGCTGCGACAGCCGGCACTTCGGCGAACTCAGCACGGATGTCCGAGTCATTCTGCGCGAACAGCGGCGTGGACCGCTCGAACCGGACTGCTCCGGACTCGTTCATACCGGCATTCCGGAGCACTGACTCCACGATGAACTCGTTCGACATCAGGTCGAGAATCAGCGCCGGAATGCGCAGTGGGTCCTTCAGATAGTCGTCAACGGTGATTCTCTGGCCGTCATACGAGCTAGCTATCGGGAACGTCTGCGTAACCACCCGGTCCCTCCTTTCCTAGTTGAGTGGTTGTCCGTTCAGAGGTTCGGCCCGATACGGGCACGAGCCACTGTTCCGGCGCCGGCCACACCAAGGGGCTCGGTGCAACGGCCAACGACCGTGTCAAACGTACCCGCACCGATTGTCTTGACCTGACCGGTGGCGTCCGCCGCCAGCAGCACCCCGAATGTCGCGGCCGAGTTGTACGTGACGCGAATGTCCACGCCGTACGCAACGGCCAGGTAGTCGGGGTTCTGGGCGATGTTCGCCGGGTTCTGTGCATCCTGGGACGTGCGGACACCGGCGTCGTGAAGCGCAACTCCCAGGCAGGATATTGCGTTCGCCGTCGCGGTCTTCACATTCCCGAGGACGCCGTCCGGCATGACCAGCTGACCGCCAAGAACGGTCGAGATGACCGGGTACGAGACCGGACCCTGTCTGACGTAAGGAACGACGCCTGGCATCGGCTACGGCCCTCCTCTCCTATTCTTCGAGCTACTTCTCGAGTGGTTTCGATCAGAGACCGAATGCGGAACGCGCGGCCTTGACGAAGTCCTTCGTCTCTTCCCGCGAACGCTCGTCCTCCTCCTTCTCCTCGTCGTCCTCCAGCCCGTTGCCGATGACGCTGGACAGGTCGAGCAGCTTGATCTGCTTGCCGAGCTCCGTGAGGACGCGACGCATGACCGCACCGGCGTCGATCTCGTCGCCACCGGAAAGCTCGATCACGTGACCGGACCCTTCCAGCAGCGGCCGGGCCAGGTCCACGATCTTCGGCGGAATGCCGAGCTGCCGCGCGAAGGTATCGCGCTCCGCCGTGAACGCCTGGTCGTCCATCACCGCCTGCATCTGACCGATCTGGTCGTTCTGATCGGCGAGCTGGATCTGCGTGAGTTCCAGCGTCCGGGAACGGCGAGGCCGGTTGGATGCCGATACGAGTTGCGGCTCCAGGTCCTCCTCCTCCTCTTCCTCCTCGTCCCCTTCCTCGAGCTCGGCAGCCGCGATCATCTCATCGAGCTCCTCATCGGTGAGCTCTTCCTCGTCCTCGATCTCAGCGTCGACCTCGTCTTCCGCAACGAGTTCGTCGACAAGGCCTTCGAGGTCTTCGTCCTTGGCATTCCGGGCCTTCTTGAGCAGCGCGAGAAGCGCGTCCCGGTCCTCCTTGCTGAATGCCACCTTGTCCGTCCCTCCTTCCGTTCCTCCGAACGATTCATCGGAGAGGTCGACCACTTCGACGTCACCGATCTGCTGGGAAAGCGCTACGGGCACTTCGACCTGCTGCCAGCTGCGCATTCCGGTGATTCGCGGGTCAAGCGTAGCCAACACGTGTTGCAGTGCCTGCGGCCACACCTTGCCGTCCGATCGCTGATACTCCTCATAGATCCGTGCACTAACCCCGAGTTCGGGATTGGTCGCCAGCAGCTCTTCACCGGCCTCCGTTGGCTCGAGCAACAGGTCCAGCCCGTCATTCGTCATCTCGAGCCCAACGATCTTGCCGCGGTAGCGCTCCGGGTCGTTCGTGTGCTTGTTGTCATCCGGCGCCAACTGGAACGGTACCTGGTTGAACGCCTTGTCCTTGAACGCCCGCACCAGTCCGGTGAGGTACTCCTTGTCGAAGCGGATCTGCCGCCCCTTGTACGTGATCTCGCCCAACGGGAGCAGTTGCGTACGCCAGAGACCGTTGCCCAGATCGATTGCCGTTCCCCGGGAACGCGGGGACAGGAGACCGTGTGCGCTCATCGCTGTCGTGGTCCCTTCTTACCGGGTGCGAACTGCGGGATCTTCTCTCCGTGGAGAATGCGGCCTCGGGCCAGCTTGCGTGCTTGAGCCGGGGACCAACCTCTCGCGATCAGCCCCTTCGTCAGGGCGTCAATCCCGGCTTGCAGCGTACCGGGTTGCTTCGCTGCGGAGATTGCTTCGGCGGTAATCGGCTTCGGTGGGGCCTTACCCTCACCGGAAGCTTTACGCCTTGCCGCCCCCGCGGTGCCCTTCGGTGGCCTCGGACGGCCCTTTGCCGTGGTCATTGCTCGCTCATGCCCGACTCCGGCTCGCTTGGCCTGTGCATACGTCCGTTGCCGCTCAGGCGACATTCGGGTCACTTCGGACTGCCGCTGCAGCACCGACTTGCCGGTCGTAGGGGCACTCGTGGAAGTGGTTGCCGTTACCGGAGTACGGCGACGACGGGACGTACTTGGG